GTGCGATAACACCAGTCATAGGAGTATCATCACCGATATAATTAAATGTGTATCCAGAGATTTGTGATACTTTGTCTAGAGCATTCTCAATCTTAACGATATTCTCTTTACGGTTTCGATCAGATACAGTACCGAATGCTGTGATGTCGCCTTTTGCTACAAAATTTCCATTTGCACTTGCGAATGAAAATTTTCCAGTAGCTCCACTGTTGATGATAAGGTTTTTGTCAGCCAGATCAATTTTTATTCCTGCAGTTTGTGTGCTGCCAGTACCGGTACCATCAACCATAGCAATAGCCAACTCACGACTAGAATTATATTGAATCGATGCGTGTGCGACAGCGGCGCTTGCTGTTTTTCCAAAATATAATTGTTTCTCCGCATTGATTGTAACAGCTTCAGTGAATACTGCGGCGTCTGCTTGAATATAACGTGAGTCTGATTCTGTTTCGGTAAAATACCGGCCATCATGGGTATGACTATCATTTGCTACAACTAGCTTTACATTAGCAACGTCTCCCGAGCCATCTATATCAAAGCTACCAGTTACATCACCACTATTATCTGTGTCTCGGATAAAAGTTACTGTGCGAGCGGTTGCCCATTTCGTTGCTGTTCCGGCATTACCTGTAGTAGCTAGACCAATCGTTCCTGTTGCTGGAAGTAAATCTAAGTCAAGCTTAATGTTTGCACCAGTAATCTCCCCGGCAGTATTCCCACTGGGACTGGTCACTCTCAGGTACTTTGTGCCTTTCTTAATATCAATACTGGAATGATTAGCCGAAGTTTCGATCTTCCAAGTATCAGTGTTATTTTCTCGAAACACGATCTTGCCTGCTACACCAGTCGCTTGATCTAAAAATACATTTCCATCGCCATCGCCGGTGACAACTAATTTTGAGTTTACAGTAATAGTATTAGCACTATTACCTGTAACCTTTTCTATAGTGTTAGTGTTTATCTTTCCAGTTGCAGTGATGTCTCCAGTAATTTTAACGTTTCCCGAATTAGTTTCACTGTTCCCTATAGTGACAACATCACCAAGAACGCCGATGATATCATTCGTTCTGGTTTTCCATACACCGAAAGTATTTTGATTAGTTATCTGTGTTAGTGTTCTACTCATTGGTTATCTCTTTGCATGTTTTTTGTAGTGTTAGTACTACTAATTCTAGATTATTTAGTCGAGCTTCCAGAGACTTAATCGTTTTAGTCTGCTCAATTCTTGCCTTAGCTGATCTAAAGGCTGATAAATCCTTGCTGACAACTCCAGCTTCTCTTCTGATGTATACTTCGTCTATCATGTCAGTGCAATCGCTCTATAGTCGTAAATGTGTGCAAAAATGTTTTCTGCTGTTGAAAGAGGCAATGCTGAATTTAATGGATCTTTTAAATCGAGAGTATTGATTTCACTAGTAGTCGCATGTCTAATCTCAAACTTTAATTGAAAACTGCTATAGTCCTTACTCGCATTGCTTAACTCTGTAAGATCATATTGGAACTCTCTATAGTCTGAAGTGTTTGATTGATTAGAGTACATATCTTCGTTAGAGTTTACCAACTTAATCCAATCACTTTGAACCTCAGCATCAGTGAGATACACAAGTCTAGCATACACATCTACAAATGTACCAGCCGGTCTGTATGCACTTAAGTATACTCTAAGTCCCCTAGCGTCTATCTCTTCTTGCAGAATAACTTCTTTAGTTACCCAACTCGAAGTTGATGCACTAGAATCTGAAATTTTATATTTATAGACGTTTAGTATAGACAGATCAGGATCAACAATAGGAGTTGCTGCCTGATATCCACTATTACTCATATTGACTCTAATCTTGAAGTCATCTGTAGGAGCACTATCGGTAACAACAATATTCGATGTGCTATTAATAACACGTAACTTATTCGTATTGTATACATTACCGTTGTATGGTATTTTTTTATCTATTCCCTGATCATCGTATAGAACTAACTCTGTTGAAGTTCTAGCAGTATTACTCACTAGAATTTGAGGCTGAAAGTATGATACGGGCTCATTATCTACTGAAGCAATGGTTGTCACTGTACCTGTTCTATATCCAGTTAGTATTTCTCCCGCCGCAAATATATTACCTCTTTTAGCAGAACTCTTCCGCAAGAACACTCTATCGTTTCTTCTTTTGTTAAAGTATGATATTCTACCAGCAACTGCAAGTGTCGCTGTAGTACCTGTATTGCTATTTGTAGAGTTGTATGCCGTGCGAATAGTAATCTCATTTCCTGAATTATTAACCGATTCAACTTCAGATAAGAATACGTTATTACCACTCTCAAGTAATATATAATCGCCTATAGCAAATACGCTTGATCCTTGAATCGTAACAGTACGATTATTAACTCCACAATCGTATGAAATATTCTTTTTAACATATGCTAGTTCATCGATTCTAAAGCCTCCAGTTGTGTTGTTAACTGTAAGAAATTCTACGTCATTAGGAGATAAGTCAACCCAACCTGGACCTGCTTGATGTTGATATCTCTTCAGTGTAAACTTAATGTCTTCATCTTGATAAGATTTCCAAGCACTATCGTTTGTAGATGTAAACAGAACTCCATCACCCCAATCGTTAGTTATTGATGCGCCTGTTGTTAAATCATTGCCGCCAACCTTAGATGTAAATACTAAGAAATCTGGCGAGTTAGCATCCGGAATAATAACAAAACAATATTCTTTGTTAGTATTAAGTTTCACTGGATTTTTAAATTCGAATGAAGTAACTACTGAGCCGTTATCAGACGTATTAATTTGACTAGGGCGTAAATGCTTTGTTCCGAAAGGAAGAGTAGCCGAAGATGGATACCCATTCACAACTTCCCTCAATTCAAGTGTTACGCCTACGCTTGTAGATTTGGATTTAAAATAAACATCTACACTACTAATCATAGACATATTTGCACCTAAAGCTTGTGCGGGTCTAACTATGAAAGTTTGTGCAAGAGGATCTCCTCCTTCTTGCCATCGTCTAGTAAACGATCTAGTTGTAACATTTCTTTCTATATCGAAAGTAGGTGTACGAGTAGTTTGAGTTAGATCAGATTTATTTACTTCAAAGTTATACGCCCTATAGATTGCTTTAGTGTATGAAGTCTTACCACTATCGATGCTTGAATACTGATCAACGTCAACTATTTCGATTGATCGTTCACCGACAAAGAATGTAGCTTCAGGTATCACAAATAATGCCGCAAGAGTTCCTTCTGCGTCTGTACGAACAGCTCCTCCAAGAATACCTAAACCTCCACCTTGTACGTCCACTTCACTAACATTGTACTCTAATTTAGACCCAATGACAGTAGGATTAACTTCACCAGGATAAACGTGATCATTAATTGCAGTGCCATCTAAGAAGAAGTAATGTCTTGTGTTTGGTCTCAGACCAGTTACGAGTATTTTAACTTCTCTTGATTGAATATAAGGAGACATAGTAACATCCGTCACAAAGTTTCCTACGGCGCTAGTAGTAGTTTGGCTATCACCCGCAACTAAGCTGGTAGAAGTTGTCGTAGTTGTCGTAGTCTGAGCGAATGAATTTCCATTCTGCACAATAGCACCAGTAATAGAATTTACTTGCTCTCTAGTTAAAGGAAGAACTTCTTGAAGATTGTCAACTAAATCTAAAAGAGGAGTTGCAATATCGATCTCTAAATTGATAGCTGGATTCTGAATAACATCATAACCAGCATCAAACGGAGGATCGATTGCCGCTTTGCCTCTGAAGTTATAGAAGTTAGATACACAGTTTCTAAAGTTTGTCGCAAAAGGCTGATTAATTACAGTAATACGACTTCCCTCATCGCCCAATGTAACTACGTCTTGGTATACATTTGCTCCCTGTGAAGCATTTACCTTAAGATCAATTGGGAACTGTGTGACTGCAGGAGTTGCAACAGTTCTAGACTTATCGACAGCGGCGCCAAATTCAGGATCTGCTACATCGCCTACAGCAAGACTCTTAAAGCTGTCTACAAGAATACCATTCTTAAATCTATTAAGTCCGTCTCCATCTGGAATAAACAGACTATTCGTTTCGGCTTCTAATAAGCTGAGTGTAACTAAATCAGTAAGTCTGTCGATCTTCTGCTCTATGCCACCAATATCTTTCATCGTGTAGTTTTTGTTAGTTACATCTACAACACGGATTGGATTGTTACCTGTAATCTTAGTGACATTACCAGGAACATAGATATTACTTAATGCGTATAGTCCAGGTATGTCCGGAATACTTGGATTCTCAGATTCGCCACCTTTGTATATAATTGTATCTCCGAACTCATCTAGCACAACACTGTCAATACGTGACATGTAGTAAGACTGATTCGATATAATCAGAGACTCGTAAGAAGGAGAAACTCCAGCTGTTATGGAATACGTCAACGAATTGACAGTCGAAGCGCCAGCGGCACTGAGCGCATAAGAAGCTGAAGGCTGTTTATAAGGTCTGAAGTCAAAAGAGTTTACTAGATTATATACTTTTCCATCTTTACTTTCAAAATTCTTGACTAAATTTTTATTAGTAAGTGAACTGTAACTATTCGCAGTTAAGTATCCACTACCTTGAGTTGATTGTCTACGTAAAACTTTTACTTTTACTTTGAGTGTGTTGTTAGCTAACGTTTCACCTGCTTTAAGTGTGATGAACGAGTGGTCGTATAGATGCTCTTTCTGATTGTTAACTAATTTAAATTTGCTAGTAACGTCTACAGAAGGTGTACGTCCGTCCATAACTTCAAGAAGCTGTATGGCATTAGGTAGACCAAGTGACGCCATATTAGGAACGCCAAAGGCTCCCGTTCCATCTAAGTCGTAAGATGTGTTGACGTAGACATCGAGTTCTTGAAATACGTCTGCTTGTGTTGATGATACTAGTGCATCGAAATATACAAACTCTACATTTGCACCTCCGATCTTAGTAAATGAGATCGTTAAGTCACCTGTACCCTCATTCGCATTTGCAAAAGAGCGAGAACATTCTACTATCAGATTATTCGAATCAACTGCATAGATAGACGAATTGGAAAGAGGTCTGAAGTCTGAAGTGTTTCCGACAATAATACTAGTGCCAGTGCCTGTTACAGCTAGTCTTACTCTTTTCGTAAAGGTAACATTTGATATGGAATTAATGCCTCCTTTTCCAGCATCAAATATTTTTGGTCCACCACTAGTTTCATGTAATTTTCCACCGCTTTGCAGATTAACGAATTTGGATCCAGCTCCTAGTTTTGTAGGAGAGGCATTCTTCTGCGAAGCTTCTTTCTTTATATTATAAACGAATATTTTACCTAAAGTGCCAGTAGTTGCTGGAACTATGTTAGAAATAGAGCATGACCCTATAAGAGTTGAGCCATTATAGAGTGGGTATACCGTACCGTCTATAGCAAAATCATTAAGTATTTGACCTACTGTTGAAGTGTAATGAAAGTATTGTCCGTATCGTGAGGTAGTGTACTGCACATTTTTAGTTTGTGTGGCAGTAACAGGATCGATTAATAGTTTTCTAGCGGATACGTTAGTAGTCTCACGTCCAAATACATAAGCTTTACCTGGAGACACGACTGCATAAGAATTGCTTCCCTCTTGATCAAGCGTCACTTTAAGTCCATGTGTTACATAGTTACCAGACTCATCGTAAGTTCTACGTGCAAGTTCATCTCCCAATACGTTGAATTCGGTTCTATCACGAATTCGTACTGCTTCACCTCCAACATATCTAACTAGAGCAAAGAACTCTTCCGGCTCTGTAGCAGTTGGATAAGTTACAAGTTGAGGCACTAACTGAAGTCTGTCTGCGCCTGGTGCGTTTTCATTATTAAAGCCAGCGGCATTGTCTAACAGAGTAGTATCTTGATTAGAGTTGATTAAATTTTCAGCGACAGTAAAGCCAACTGAAGATGCTCCAGGAATATTAGAGTACTTTGATACGATGATGAATTGATTATCAACAAAGATAAAGTGTCCTTTCTGATAGACAACACCCTCTTCACATGAAACCCCAAACGATCTACCAGCGTGGGCTGACACGGTAGCTACAGTCACAACTAATTGCTGTGCTCCTGAGGAATCTTTAATGATTAAAGGCTCACCTTGCGAAAATTGCTTGACATCAGAAGAGCTGGAGTTTGGCACTGCCACATCATCAAAGCCAATATAGTTGATATAAAAAGTTTTGAGATCGGGATCTTGAGTTTGAAAGCCATTCTCGCCTAGAATAATTTCAGCTACAAGTCCAGTTGCAGTACCAGTTACGGTGTATATTTCTGAATCGGTTTGGTTATATAGTGCTGGATTTTCAAACCCAGCAACATCATTAAGCTTCACATAAAAAATATCTGGACGTGAAGTGATGTTGATACCACTAATAACTGTACCTTCTTTATATACGTTTGATCCAAAGCGTTCAACCTGCTTCTGAAGAATAGTTTGTAGTTGTGTCAATTCACGTGCTTGTACGGCCTTTGCTGGCTTAAACAGAATACGGTTAAACTGTTTAGCTTCACTAAAATCGTCATAGTACGGATCAACATTTAAGTCTGTATTAATGCCCATGTGTTACTCTTTTCCTAGAAGTCGAAAATAAATTTAATTTTTTCTTTACGTGCGGCTTGTCTCTGAATGGGATCGAAGTCTACAAAATGTAAGACTTTTCCGCTATATGGAGAATAGTTACCGTACGTAACGTCTGTACTAGCATTATTTATATTAAGCGTAGTACTACTTGTATCACTCAAACTGCCTTTTACTTTAATGCTACCAGTTTGAAATTTGTTCTTAAAGTTTCCTGTGTAGTCCACAAGATAGATTTTTGTTTTGGTGGTGGTTGTAGAATAAACACTCTCATGAATTCTCGCTACTATTGTTTCGCTATTAGATGAATCTAATGCAACTGTTTGCGTGACATACTTTCCAGCAACGGCACCTGATCTCTGATCGCCTGCAAGGGTAATAACTGCTCTGTTATCAAATCCTGTGGGTAATGTGTTGTCAATGAAAGAAGGATTTTTGACAAGTCCTACTTTTGTATATGTGTTAGCATTTGGAATTGCTATATCATCACCCGAGAAGTTTGTTATTACAGACAATCTACTCATCGATAGTTCAGATATCATATCTGATCCGTGACCACCAGGAGGAGAAATTACGCATCTAAGAGTTGCGGCTGTATCAGGAGTGTATAGATTCGAAAGACCGCTAGGCAAAGCCAGAGTAGCAGTAGCGTACTTATATTCATCGCCTCTACTCTTGAAAGATATTCTCTTTAGTGTACCGAACTGATCTATAATGCCATATGCAATACTAGGAGTGCCAGTAGAAGTGCTTTGTGTTACATCGATTTTGGGCACAAGTTGAAAAGTGAAAGCATCGAAAGCATCGAAAGAACTTATAGTTGAGTTAATTAAAACTTTAATTGTTTTATTGTCTGCTGTCGTACTACTCAAAACATCATATACGGTAACTCCATTAAATGTGTTTACACTGTCCCCTTTGCTGGTTTGCACTAGATACATATTTGTATATGAATCAGTTCCACTGTCGAGTGTAAGTCCAGATTTAGGAATAATTTCTAAAGTTAATTCTTTAACATTAGAAGTTGATGTTCCAGCAAAGCCTTTGAGTTTAACAGTGCTTGTGTCATTAGCTATTTCTGGATCACCAAATCTGTAACCAGAAAATAAGTTAGTAACAGTATCCTCGATAATAATCTGCGAAATGCTTTCTTTAGCAGCCGCAATTACTTTAGGGTCTCCATATGAAGGATAAGGCAATGGTAAACTATCATCAGTGCCAAAAACTCTATCGTCTGCTCTTCGTACAGTAAAAAGATATTTCCAGACATATCCATCCGCTGAATATATTTGCTCGTAAGAAGTAGCATCTATGCCATTAAAAGTAGGAGATGATGTTGAAGGAGAACCATTATTATTTTCAATGCATTTGAACACTTCATAATCAAGTTCAGCATTCGATACAGTTACGATACTATTTAAAGTTGAAGTATCTTGAGTGTCATCAAAGTCATCGTATACTGTACCAGTAGTCCAAGCATTTTTATAAAACATATATCGAATGTTTTCATCTGTAACTTTGTTGCCAAAGATAACTCTTCTCTTAAAATCTCTTTGTTCTGATATAGTGTTTTTAATTGAACTTGCCTTATCGATACTCGATCCCATGATATAATAAGACGATACTGGAATATTCTCGTTAAGCTGTACTTCTACAATATCTTGTATTTGACCTTTCTGTGAGGTGCTTAAGGTTACGCCATTGTTATTAGCAACGTAAGAATCCAGACCCGCCAGAAAGTTTGTCGCAATCGTTTCGTTCTGACTCGTAAAGCTAGAGAATATTTCTTTTGCAGTCTCTACTCTAAAATTTTCTGTGATAATCTTTGCCATTATGTTACCTTAAGTTCCTATCGATGTCTCGATACTATCTGTTAATGATGTATCGAGTTGAATTATTTGTGCTACAAGTTCGTCAGAACCAGTATATCCTGGTCGTACTGTAGTGACTGGAGGGTTATTGGTATCAGCATTAAACTCAGTCTTCATGTTCACAGATCCAGATCCTTCTGTCATTAAGTTCTCGTTACTTAGATTCCAAACTTGAAACTCTACATCAAGCGTACTGTTTAAATCATTAACACTATTTATGAGAGGGGAACTGAAGACTTTTGTGCCCGCAACTCCAACAGTATCTTTAATTAGTGTGTTGTATAAATCAGGATCAATGATAGTTGATATGTCGTAAGAGTATTCCTGATAATAGTCATTGTCATGTAAGTATTTAGAGTCATCGCTAAGAAAAGAAGTGCTTGATTTCCATTTACCTTCTGTCTTACCAATACCTAAAGTCCTTACTGTTGCCTTTGCTACTTCACTACCAGCTGAGTTTGTAATAGATACATCTTCTCCATCACTATATCTATAGCCCGTATTGTCTATATTAATACTATCGATCTGTCCTTTTTCATAGCTTGCTTGACCAGATATGTTAGCATTTTTGCCCATTGGTAAAGAGTTGATATCTGGTCTAATTCCAGAGAGTGCATAAGCCTTACCCTTGATTGTTATAGTATACGCTTCATCGAAATCATAGAACGATAGTTGTCGGAAGTAAAAGTCGTTACCTTCTCTCTTTAGAAATCTTCCCTTTGCAGTATAGTAAACAATCTGATCATTTGTATTAGGAACAAAATCAGCATTTGGATTTTTTCCGAATTCTGGATCTTCTATCTGAACAACTTGAGTTACTATATCTCCAGCTTCTAAGATAAAGTCTGGATTTGTGAATGTGATAATAGCGTCTCGCTTATCAAATCTTGATACGTCAATATATTCGATCTCATTGAACACATCGTTAACGTAATTGAAACCAGTGTTTGTAGGATTAATCGCAGATATAGATCCAATAACAATTGCCTTTGATTTGAATGCATCTTCTAGTTTAGTGTTAAGAGTCTCTCCGTTAAAGTTCTGATACTCTTTATCACCACTCATGCCATAGTTAGTTGCGACAACATCAGTCACAGTACCATTACCTGTAGCAGTAGTACTATTTTTAATAAACCTTGTGCCTATATTAGCATTATCAGCACCAATAGCTGTAAAGTTTGTAGCAGTACCACCAACAGTTTCAATTTCGTAGATACCGCTTTCTACCATAGCACTAGCATTAATGATAACAGCAAGAGGCTTACTTGTAAAGTCTCCTATGAAATCTGTGATTACGTTCACTGGCTCTATGTCAGATATACTCGATATGTCAAATGTTCCGCTATCATTATACGCAGAGATAGTTGTAACTGGCACAGAATTATTATCTTCGACTTTGACGTTTACTGTCTCATCTGCGGCAAGTAAGTTGAACTTATATCCAAAACCACCAGCATAGATAGCAGGTAACAATCGATCTTCAATCCAGTTAGTCTGTGCAGAAGTCAAACTCTGACTCGTTCTATATTTTTCAAATAGATCAAGGTCAGCACTCGTAATGTAACTGTCAGATATAAAATCGTATCCGCTATTGCTTATGTCACCTAGTCTATAGTTAGTAGATAAATCTTCTGTCTCACGATTAAATATCGAAATCATCTTAGAGTTTACTGTCGAGCTACCACCAACAGCAAGACTCAATTGATCTTTTACGAACTGAAGAAACTGAGCCTTTGTTCTATCTTCTGTCTTGAAGTATAAGAGAGGATGATTGTATGCTACAACTCTTCCTCCTCCACTAATCACAGTATTCTTTGATCCAGATGCGGCTTCCGCCAAAATGTAATTGCCTACTTTAATTGAAGCAATTGCTGTAGCGCCGCTTACAATCATAACCTGATTTGATGTCATCTTATCGTTCAACGCTAACTTCTCAGCCTTCGTTGTATCATCTGCACTTGTCGAAGCAGTAGAGTATCCAAAGCCGCCATCTAAGAGGTCGAAGTCTATCTTACCTGTTGTATTCGTTGATATAGTTCTTACTGTACCTGTAGCACTCGTACCTTGTTGAGGAGATATAAGTTTTATTTTATCACCAACACTCTGACCAGATGTTCTTTGCGAAGGCTTGATATTCACTTCGCTGATAGAACCCGATAGAATTTTACCATAGTTATTTGTAACGCCTAGTCGAGTCACGAAAAAGCTGTCATCAGTAATAAACGTACCTGAAAGATTAGAGAGATACGTAATAGGAGTCAATGCACCCGAGAAGTTTACAAAGATAATATCGTCTACGAATCCAGAAGCATCTGAGATACTTCCTCGTAGCTTATCACCACGCTGAATAGGATAGTTTTCAACAGAGTTAACAGTCTTGAGTTCGAGATAAACAGCCCCACCCCATATAGAGTCAGAAGGCTTGAGTATAGCGGTAGAGGGATAAAAGACTTCAATGTCTTCGTCAAAGAACATACGGAACAATAGCCGTAAACTTTCTTCAGAACCTTTTCGCTTGTATAAGTCTTGAATATGTTTTATAATGAATCGTGTATCAACTACAGTATCAATAGGTAAAGACTGAAGATATTTCTTCTTAAAGAATACAAGAAAAGACGCAAGAGTAGTATCAATGTCACGGAGCTTAGGTACATTCCTATCCATGATAGATTCATTATGCTCATAATAAGCTTTAACAAACTCTACGAGAAAGTCGCCTTCTTCCCTATATAGTGCTGGAAACTGATCAGCAATCGTGGGTGATATATGGTCTCTTACACTAAGCATTCTTTATTCCGTCAATGTAGTTACGTTAACTGTGATGTCATCACCACGAATTGTAATAATACGATCTTTAGGTGCCTTGATATCTTTCGCTACTGAGTTAGCAATGAATTTAATTGCACCACCTTCGTAACTATCTACAATTAGATTTGACAACTTAATCGCACCTGTGCTATAATCAATCGTACCAACACTACGCTTAAACACTGATACATCAGCAGTCGAAGCAGTCACAGCCATCATCTTACCAGCACCATCGTCTTGGAGTGTCACAAGCGTACCTTCGATAGTCATCTTACTAGTACGTACAGCTGGTGTAAATCCTGTCAAGCCCGTTGTAGCGTCATACGCATATGGCTGAACAAGTGCAGTCTCGTATGAGAAAGCAGGGTTCTGGACAGTACTCAATACAGGTACGTATTGAATAATTGGTGAAGCAAAGATACTTGAAGAGATAATCGAATTGTCTACAGCATCCAATGCCGCTGCCAAACGAGACTGACGTAGTGTCTTATTAAAGTCAGAAAGAGAATCAGTAGAGTATGCTGATATGGCATTTGTCACTTCGCTTCGTATCTGTGATGCACTCTTTGTTGTGATATTAGGATCGAATACTACGTCTACTATAGTATCAACAAACAAGAATTTCGCAGGTACAAACACAGGTTCAATCGTGAGTGGTGTCTTGTCTTTGAGGTAATCAGCGAATGATGCAATCTCAAAGTCAGCAGCCCCTTCGCCGCCAGTCACATCAACAGAGATAATTACCTTACCAAACTGAGGAGGTTCTACTTCGTCTCCACCATATACTGATATCGCTTCGATATTAGGAAAACGATTACGTAGTAGTATCTCGTAGTCACGTGTCGTAACAGCACGTTCTTGTACTTGTAAAGCCTTAGGAGCAAACGATCTTATAGACTCAACACTCTCAGCAGAGAGCCCGCCATTCGAAATCGTTGCTACTGTAAGAGTAACACTCGAGGCACCAGTTAAACCATTGCTTGTCATAGACCTAACACCGTTCGCATCTTCTGCTGAACTGATACGATACTTTGCTGTAATGGTATCACCTTGTGTAGGCTGTTTTCCGAACTTGTCTTGTCCAAACTGTATAGAGTATTTCTCATCTTCTTCTGGCTGAAGATAGAATACTTTGTCGTTAGCAGTAATGCCAAATATATCTGTCTTATATACGTACTCTTCGTTATTTACTTCTACGTAGAGTGAGCGAGTATCTATCATACTATTAGACAACACTGCGTCTGAAATGTCAAGTGTTTCTGTAATTAATCTACCTTGAAATACTTCTACATTACTAGCAGTATATGTACGAGGCTGTATAACACCATCATTAATTACAGCGACTTGTGATGTGACTGCTGTATATGCTTTCTCTGTAAGGAATGTGAATGTCTTATTGCCACACTTACCATTAATCTTTGTATCTTTCGGAATAATAAAGAAATTTCCTGCTTGACTTGCAGTGATATTAAATGTTACAATAGCTTTAGCTGATCTACGTGAACGTGGTAGATAGTTTAATTCTT